GGGCTTCGACACTACGTTGTCCATCTTTGCCACGGTCATCGTGACGGCCTTGAGCGCAGCATCAGAAGCCGCTTGCTCCAAGATCGAGTCGTACTCAGGATCAGTCAGCCAGCGCTGCGCCTTGAAGAACAGCTTGGGGCTCTCCGACTTGGTGTCGAACCTCATGCGGGTCACAACCGTCTCAGGGTTGATGTTCTGCGCAACGAGCCAGCGAGCGTACTCCTGCAGCGGGCGGTTGTCCCCATCTGCTTTGCCGAAAATCGAAGTAGCTGGCAGCGCCAACTGCATCACGGTGCCGTCCATGTCGCTCTCGAGCACCACAGCCAGACGCTGTTGGTAACGGCACGCACGACTGTTGCCTTGGCCGGAGCCCGCGATGTTCTTGGGGCATTCGGAGCAGCGCGAAGCTTGCTTGCTGGTGGACTCGTCGCTGGGCTTGTCGCCATCAGGTGACCAGCAGTCTGGGCCCGACATGTTCTCGGAGTCGTATGCTTTGGCGTAGAACACCCGCGCCACTTTGGGGGCAGCCTTGACCAGCACAACGTCCAGATGCCGGTCCTCGATAGCCGTGATCTCCTTGCCGTTGTTGACCAGACGGAACACGCCGCCTTTGATGCTGACGCGGAACCCGCCGCCACCGCCCCCCGCGAGGGACTTAGCCATATCAGACAACTCGGCTTTGCGAGCGAAGGCCGGCACTTGGCCGGGATTGAAGAGAGCAAGATTACTCATTTGATTTTCCTTGGTTACTTGGTTGGTTTGCGCACGCTGATTGCGTACTCGCTATTGCTGTTAAGACCCGGCGGCACGAGGGTCGGATTCTCCTGCAGGAAGGTCGCCATGTTGGTCTGCGCAATGCGCTTCTCCAACAAATCCAGCGCGTCATGCTCCTTCATGAACTCCTTGAACGCGTCCCAGTCTTGGGTCGAGTAGCGGGTCTTCGTTGAGAGGATGACGGTGCCCTCCGCCGTGTTGACGGACTTCACGCCAAGCGCCAGCATCTGGTCTTTCAAGGCGGTCTTAACCACTTCCTGCTGCGCCTTCAGCCCTTCGACTTCCGTCTCATAACCGGCAGTCAACTGCTGAATCTTTGTCTGCATCTTGCGATACACCCGGGCCAACTTATCCATCGGGATAGTGGCCGCTTCATTGGTCTCTGTCATTTATTTCTCCTGTTATTACCTGTCAGGTTTGTTAAACCTTTGACAATCATACACCTAGTTTTGCTTTGTGAAGTAGTCCTTTCAATTATTTTTAATCTCTTGGTTGAACAGCCCGACAAGCAGCGCGTGCTCACCAACCTTGCCTGCCATTGCCTTGAACATCCGCACCTCAATCGGGCTGCTTTGGATGTGCACGACGGTCACTTTATCAGAGTCCTGCCCCTTGCGGTCAGCCCGCGCAATGCACTGCAGGTACATCTCAACGCTCATCAACGGCCCATAGAACACAACCGTGTCGGCGGCAGTCAGCGTGATCCCGTGTGCCGTAGCTTGCGGCTGCATGACCAGCACGCGCACGGCGTCGGTGTTCTGAAAGTCGTTGATGATCTGCCCCCGCTTGGTGGCGTTCACATCCCCATGAATCTGTGCGTTGGGGATATGGTTCTTGGTCAAGTGCGCGGTGATCGTGGTAATGCTGGAGCGGAACATGGCGAAGATGATGACCTTGCGGTCAGTCTCCTCAAGTATCTCCATCAGCACCTTCATGCGCGGCGCGGCGTCGAACTCCACCGTCTCTTTGTTGTCTGTGTACGCAGCCCCTGCAGATATCTGCAGGAGCTTGCTGACGGCCACCCCCGCATTGACTGCCGAGATCGTCTCGCCGGCTGTCTGGAACAGCATCTGTTCTTTGAGCAGCTTGTAGTACTTGGACTGCTGTGGCGACATCGGCACATCCCGCGTGACGGTCACAACCGGCGGCAGATCAAGGCACTGCGCTTTGGTGAATCGTATGGCCGGCTGCAGTACCTCGTGCACCAATCGCTTGGCCTCCGGCTTGGGTGCCCACTTGAACGTGGTGATCTTGTTCATCACCTTGTCGCGCCATGCGGTAGCAAACTTCGGCACCCCCGATGGGTTGACCAGCTTGGCGAGGCCGTACGCATCCACGGGCGTCTGTGATGCCGGCGTGCCCGTCATCATCCACAGGTAGGTGTGCGGACGGACGATCTTAGCCAGAGACTTCCAGCGTTGTGTGCTGGGGTTCTTGTACGCGTTCGCCTCGTCAACGATGACCAGATCAAAGCGCCCGTCGTTGTTTACCTCATCAGCGATCAGGTTGAGCCCTTCGTAGTTGGCGATCACCAACTCGTAGTCACCTTGAACAAGCTCGACACGGCGCATAGCGCTGCTGTGGTGGGCGACCACCGTGCTGCGGTGCATCACGCTGTTGTTGATGTCGCCTACCCATGCCGCGTGCATGATCGACAGGGGGCACAGGATCAGAACCCTGCGCACCTCACCGCGCTTCATCAGGTAGTCCGCCGCCCACAGGGCGCTGAGCGTCTTGCCAGTGCCGGGTTCGTTGAAGCAGAACGCCCGCCTGTGCAGGGTGAGGAAAGACGCCGTCTCGATCTGGTGCGCCATTGGGATGTAGCGCCCGGGCCAGTCGTACTTGCGCGAGATAGGCGACGGTGTGTTCTTGACGCCGAGGTTCTTGAGCACCCGCATCTCATCGAGTCCCCAGTACACCGCCACCGTGTAGCCGCCGTTGCCATGATCCTCAACGATGCGGCTCTTGGGTATGACGGTGTACTTGCCCGGGTTGCGTGTGCGTATGAGCACCGCTTTGTTGTCTAGGATTTCCATTACTTGCCGTTGTCCGCTTCGTTAGCCTTCTTCCCACGCAGCCGCAGGTTGCCGGGGGCTGTCTTGCCGCCGGCCCGCAGGGGCTTGATGTGGTCGATGTCTTTGCCGGCTCGGTCTACGTTCTGTTTGTCGTAGATCCCCCGAGCCTTCTGACGCTCGAGTTGGTCTTGCGTCTCGCCGGTTTTCTTCTGCAGTTTGTATGCGTGCTTGTAGTCACGCTTGCCGTTCACTTGGGTCATGTCGTTCTCCTAATGCTTGGGGTTAAATTCACACCCGGTCACCTGACACCACTTGCACAGCGGGGTCTGTGTTGGGTTCCATACGTTGTTTGCAAACGATGCTTCCAGTCGTGCGATTCGCTCGCGGTACTTCCACCACGCAGCGTCCGCCTGATCACGCTGCATCTGCATCTTGACCATATCGTTCTTGACGATGAACAGCAACGCGCTGTTGACTTTGCGGATGTGCGGGAAGTGCGCGAAGGTCATGATCGACATCAGCACCAACTGGTCTCGATCCGGGTAACGGTTGCCCCCGGTCTTCCAGTCACCCACCCATGCGGTCAGGTTGTCGTCGTCCACAATCAGAATGTCCGCGATGCCGCGTACCCATGCCTGCTTGGAGTTCCACGCACACGGCTCCAGCTTTGTAGTCAGCGCCATCTCGTGCTCGGCCAGCACCCGCCCGGTCTTGTGCATCATGGCGTCCACCACTGGTTGGAACTGCGCGTACTGTGGCGGGATAGGCTTGCCGTCTTTGATGTAGTGCTCGATGGCCTCGTGTACCTGCACCCCGTAGCGCGTTGCGTCCGTCTCCTGAAACGGATATTTCTTGCCCACCTTCACCTCGTGGTAGCGCCGTGCACAGCCCTCGTAGTCCTTGAGGGAGCTATGGCTCCACTTGATTTGATGCTCAGACATTTTTGTCGAACCTCGCGCTGTCCACAGCCCCGCTGAGCTTGTCAGCGAACTCAGTCACAAACTTCTCGCTGCGGCTAAGCTCGTGGCCCATCTCGTGCAGGATGGCGTGCGTCAACTCGTGCCAGAACGTGTTGCGTTCACGCGCTGGGTCTTCGTTCTTGAACACCTCAATGAGCTTACGGTCATACCAGATGCTGCCGTACATGGACTTGGGTGTTCGTTGCTTGTACTGTATTCGGTAGGCATTCTTGCCCACCTTAACTGCCGTTGGAATTGCGTTCATGATGTTCCCTACTTCTTTGCTAGTCCGTACCTATAGTGAGCGCCACCATCAGCGGCCAGAGGAATCCCCGGCATGTAACTCGGCTCAAGCGTCATCTGCTCGAGCACCCATTTGAGCGCGTCTTGCGCGTCTCTCTCCGGTGCAATGGCGATCAACTCGTCGTGCACTGTTCCCACCACAGGGTAGCGTTTAGCAACCCGTAGCATCCCGTCAGTCATCACCACGCGGGCTACCCCTTGTGTGACGTTGTTCGTAATCTTGCCTGCATAGATCTTGGTAGCGTCTGGCCCGTATACCCACTCCCACCGGCTCCTACCGTCTTTGTCTTTCTGCTGACGCAGGTTAGGATACAGCAGACTCATGCCGCTGGGCAAAACTATTTCTTCTTTTCTGAAAATCAGGCACTTGTGTCGGTACTCCTCACCGTCCGCCAGCGAGCGCTGGATCAAGCTGGAGCACAGTTCCCAGAACCCCACAACAGCGTGGGCCGTGGCGCGGTAGATGTCGATGATCTTCTTGGCTGCCACGCAGTGGATCAGTAGCTCCTGTGCCGTACAGATATGCGGGATCTCGTTCATCTTGACCACGTTGTCGTCCCACTCAAGGAAGCGCTCGATGTAGTCACCCGTCACGCCCAACGTCTTGGCGAACGCCTTGTCGTAGCGCTGCGGCGGAGCCCCAAGGAAGCCGACCAGCAACTGTGCGGCGAACGATGCCCAGCCCAACCCGTACCCTGCCCCAAGCAACGCGCTCTTGGCCGACTGCCGCAAGTCCGGATGGCGCTCTTTGCTCAAGTCAGGGATGTTGAACATCTGTGCGCCGAACTGTGCATACGGATCACCGCCTGCACGGAAGATGTCGAGCATGTCGTCGTAGTCAGCCAGCCACGCCAGCACCCGGGGCTCAATCTGGGACAGGTCACCCACCACGCACACATGCTTCTCAGGGGCCATGATGGCCTTGCGCAGGAAGCTCCCACGCTTGAGGTTCTGCATGTTGATGGCGCTGCCCTTGCTGGCCGTCCAGCGCCCCGTGCCGGCACCGTAGTAGCTCAAGGGCACCGGCAGTGTGCCCCGGCCTGCAATGTCGAGGAACCGCTGCGCCCGCGTGCGCTCGGTTGTAGACTTGACCTTGAGCCGCGCCTCGCATAGCTGGCGCACATCTTCGTTGTCGCCGTTGAGCATCGCTTGGAACATGGCATCTGTCTTGGCAAACGCGTAGTTGTCTCCGATGGGCTCGGGCGTCTTGACCGTGGGCTGCTTCTTCTTGGTCGGCGGCTCCACACCCACCTTGCGCAGGAGTTCCGCGAAGCGATGATTGCTTGCCAGATCCGCGTCAGCTATCTGCAGCCTCTCAAGCAACTCCTTGCGAGCCTCACGCTCCTCATGCAGGGCGTTGAACAGCATGTCCTCATCAAGCTCCAGCACCGGGCGTGTGTACATCTTCATCGTCATGTCGATGAGCCGTAGTTCCTTTGCAGGGTAGCCTTTAACGAGGCGCTTGAAGATCTCCTCGCACAGGAATACATCATGCTTGCAGTACTCCGCCAACTCTTTCTCAATCGCAGGGCCGATGTCAGCGCGTCCATCTGTCGAATAGACGGCTCGCCCTTTGGGTGGCAGTCCGAAGTCTTGCGCTAACTTGGCAAGGGAGTTACCGACCTCAACGCCTCGTAGAGCGCGTGCCATTGATAGCGAGTCGAAGATGAAGCAGGGGTGTACTCCGTATACCCATTCGAGAATCGAAACATCGAATTGGGCGTTATGCGCAAGGACTGCGGTCTTAGTCCAGTCGTATGTCGATAGGACTCGAGGAAGCTCATCTCTTCCATACCACTGAGTGCTTGCATCGGTTCCGTACTCATGTATGCATGCTCCGAATGCAAGGAATTTCTCATCACGGATGTACTCCTCAGTGGTCATCTTGGACAGTGTGTACTCCTTGCTGTCCCATCGCGTTTCAAAATCAATTGTCAGCAGTGTTGTGTAGGGTGCGCCCATTGAGTATTCCTTTTAGTTCGTGAATGTTTGCTTCGTTGATGACCAGCGCGATTCCGCCGGCAGCCCGGATCTTTGCAAGGTGTGACTCTTGCAGCGCGGTGGTCTTGCCCTTGCCTGCCTTGGCTTCTATTGCGATGAAGTTGCCTTGGTTGCAGACAAGGAAGTCAGGCACGCCACTGTTGCCGTAGCCGGTGCCGATGGGCATAGCAAAGTACGTGTGGCTGTCTTCGAGGATCTTTCGTATGCGCTTCTTCACAAGCGCCTCTGGCGTGTTTGCCATAGATGACTCCAGTGGGGTAATAGGTGAGGGGGGAATGTAGATTCCACGCCCCCTCGGTTCGTGGTGGGGGAGTGACAGCGCGTCAAACAACGTGTGTCGGGCTACGCACTGTCGCAATCTAGGGCCACATATACAAGGCGGCTGGCTAGATCACATCGATGGCCCGACTCAAATTTGAATCTGTAGCTCGATCAACTTCTCGAGGTAGTGTTTGGCTTTGCGCAAGTCTTCGACCCCGCCTTTGTCCCGCCAGCGGCTCACGTACTTGACGATGTTGCCCTCGAAGTACCCGAGTTCATTGGCGGCAATGTAGTCCCAAGGCTGGATGGCCTTGGTCTTGTAGTGGCTGCCGGCCACCTGTATTTCATTTGCATTCATTGTTTCTCCTTCTGTCGTTCTCTGTATCGTTTCGATATCTCTGCTCGACTCAGCTTGGCCCGGGGCCGGTGGGGGAAGTCGCCCATACCATAGACGGGGGTGGCGTCTCGCCCAAGCGAGTCCGGTAGCCAATCTATGACATGTATGACGGCCCCGGCTTTGAGCGCCCGCAGCCACTCTTGGGCTGTGACCAAGTGTACACCAGTATGGCTACTGAGTTGTTGTGCCGTCACTCTTCCTTGCATCAAAAGCTGCATCGTTTGCGTCAGGACAGCGTGGCTGACCTTAACTCTGTGTGGCTTTATCATGCTGGGCTTCTTCTATTTGTTGGCGCAGTTGCGCCTGAAGCGCAATTATTTGCCGTTGATATTTTGTGCAGTAGTCCCGCAGTTCACGGACTCTGCCAGTTGCCCTGTCGCGCTGTCGGCGCGTGTTTGTCAACTTGCGCTGGAGCTTCTGCTCGGGCGTCATCGGTTGTCCCTCGCCGGGTTGTACACCGGACGTTCCCACACGTTGTCCCCCGCAGCCTTTGCCTCGCCCTCCAGCGGCACCCGCTTTTTATACCCGCCGGAAAGCAGACCGGCGTACTTCTTGAACCCGTCGCTGAGGGCGTCGGAGTTGGGTGGACGCATGAGATGCGTGGGCGCGGTGCGTGATGACGGTTTCTTCATGTGTTCTTCTCCTTGAGTTTGGCTTCAAGCCGGTCGATGAACTTGCGGGTGTAGCCCTTGATCGGCGTATCCCCCCAGCCCCCAATGATTTCTTTTATGTCCTCATCTGTCAGCCCTACCCACGGGCGTTGCGTGGCAATTGGGACTACTGGCTTAAAACGTTCGTACATCCGCTTGCCAAGATCGTAGAACTCTTTT